TTAATGACAGGCAAGCCTCTGAAACCGAAAGGAAGGGAGGTCTGCGGAACGAGGGCTCTTTCAACATCATTAGAGACGACAACTCTGACGTACGATGATCTATTTGGATACTTGCCGCTCGACACAAGGCGTCTGTCTGAAGCTGACGTTGCATCGAAGTTATAGTAGACCTTGTAGTCGCCTATGACCTTGGCAATGTAATTGGGAGAAGCTGGGTTAAGATCGCATGGTCCAAACTGCTCTAGAACGCGAGGATCTAGGTCTGTATCGTTGAAATCCCTTACGAGGACTGAGAAAGTTCCGAAAGAATTGGTCGCATCCTCAGACTTCCTTATGTCAATGATCGATACCTTGAGGTTTGAGTTTGGTGAAGATCCATCCGAAAGGGTCTCAAACTTGAATAGATCGTACTCCTGATTTGAGAATGGCTGCGATATGAACCAGGTTGTGCGAGGAGTTGTGTACCTGCTGTCAAATCTTCCAAACAGCGAGTTGAACGTTGTGCCGCTTCTGTTGTTTGTATTGACAGAACCCGACAGGATTGCAACAGAGTTTGCATCTGTTGAAACAGCAGCGATCTCATTCTCAACAGGGAAGTGAGCGTAGAGAAGGTGCTCCTCTGTCTCAAACTTGTCAGGGTCAGTGTTGAGTATGTTTGCAATGTAGTTGTCGCTAGAAGGATCAAGAGAAGCAGTTAGAATCCTGATGCATGTCTGCGACTCTGATGATGCGAAGCTGGGTGAGCTGCTCGATATGATCAGCTTGAAGTTGAGGTATGTAGGAACTCCCGTTGAAGATCCTATTGTTGCGACATCATCAAAAGTATTTGCAGGAGAGTAGAACTGGTTGTGATCCATCACCTGGATACGGGTTCCAGTTGCAGTGAGTATCATTCCTCTCACTATCCTAGCAAAGTCAGTAGGAAGTGAGTAGCTATCGTTGTCCTGGAATTCTGGATATCCAACTGAAGAGTCTGCTGTCACAACGTGCTTAGCAGAAATAAACTGGACGCAGCCTTTGCCTCTTAGATCAGAGGAATCTGCTATGGATCCCGTGATGATGAATCCTGCGCCACGAGTCGTACCGTAGTACTCGGTGGCCTGTATGTCAGATGTAGTCGAGTTCTTGCCTGCGCCTAGAACTCGAACGAATGTCAGAGCAGATCTGTTTCTTAAGAACTCTGTGACGGCATAGGGTGCCATGTAGTCTGAATTGAGGTCTCCGAATATCTTGGCGAAATCAGCGAACGATCCAACTGTAACAGGGACAAATGCGGGACCCGTTGCAGTTGCACCAATGACTCCGGCAGGAATTCCAGCGACAGCCGGTACAGCCTGGCTCGACACTGTCTCGGTATCGAAAAAACCAGGTGAGCTAAAAGTGTGCTCAGCAGCCATTTATGTCTCCTTTAGATGCGTACGATCGAGGATAACTATCAGTATGAGAGTCAAATTACTCGATCTCGTTCTCTAGACTAACCACTACTAGGCTGCTTGCGACTGTCTCTCCTGCGCGTGCGTTCGCTGCCAAGACGCTGACTGTTTTCTTGACCGATTTTCCTGTAAAAGGATCGACAATAGTGTCGACTATCTTGACACCGTTATCTCTTCTAGACAGATTCGGTGTACCGTCAGGATTTCTGTCATCTGCGTCAGACAAGACGAACTTGTTGAGTCTTTCTCCATTTGGACCAGATTCTGGTTTCACTACCTGGGAAGACACCTGTGATATTCCAAACTCAACCTGCGGTGCAGACAAGTATTTCCTGTATGGCAAGGGCATACCTGGTTGCTGGTTTGCTAAAATGTACGCCGGAACCTTGATGCCAAAGCTGTGCCTGATTATCCTCTCATCGTTTGAGAAGTCGCTGAAGTTATCGCCTGTGCTCATGGGAGAGTTAATGAAAACGACATACTCAAATCCCTTATCAGACTTGACAAGGTAGTCATGTCCCTGCCCCGGAAACTTTGACAGCAGAATCTCAAGCATCTGATTCATCTGTGTCGTGTACTGAGTCCAGAATGTGACTTCATAGCTCAGCGTGATGAACTTGGGATACGGAATCGTGATTATCTCAAAGATATTGTTTCCAAGATTCTTCTCAAGTAAGTTCTTGGGCTGCTGGATGACGCTTAGGTTAGACCCGTTCCTGCGAGAAGCAACGGTGTCTGGCTTTGCTATGTTTCCAGGAAAGACATCTGTATTTAAGAAATTCTCACGAGATGCAACATTCTGCTGGTTTGCAAGCTTCAGCTTGTTCACAATCTGCTGATATTTCCTGTCAGTCTCAGAAAGCCTTCTCTTGACGACGTAGTTTGGCTGATCCCTGAATGCTATTGCTGTCCCAAATCCTCCCTGCCCAGGATCGTGATCAATTGACTGCCTGTATATCGATATGATCGGAAGAATTATGGCGTTATTGCTGTCTCGTATGGGCTGGCGCCTTCTTGTGAGGGCGAATCTCTCACCCGTTGCGAATACGACAGGGACGTGAGTGGTCTGATCGTTGACAGTAACCTCAAAGCTGAGGATCTTGTCAAAGAGACTAAACACAGCCCTGTCGACCTCTTCTATTCCCGCTGCTGGGAAGAAGAAGTCGTCTGGAACATTATCTCCAGCAAGCGGATTCGGAAGGCCAGATACTGACATTTTCAGCTCTCATCGTAGAATGCTGACCCTGCATTTGTAGTATCGCCCTTTGGAGATACCTCTGCCGGGCCCGTTATGGGTGCATCGAGTATCCCTCGACGCTGAAGCTCTCTGACGTCGCCCGTCTTTCCGAGCTTGTTCTCCTCGAAACCGCGCTGCTGTACGAAAGTCGTCTGAACAGCATCGTTGTCGGAGTACTCCTCTGAAGTTGGCCCGAAGACCTTGCTGAGGAACTGACCTTTCCTGGACTGCTTTGCGATGATCGTTATAAAGCTCTTGTACTCTATCTGTCCAAAGATAACGTCTGACAGGGGAGCCTGAACGATCTCAAAGAATGTGTCACCGTAGCTGAAGAAGTCTCCTTCGCGTAGGTCGATGCCCTTGTCGATGAGATCTCTCTTCTGGACGTACGCTTCTATCGTGTATATCTGTTCGCTTCCGAACTTGTTCGCCTTGACCTGCTGGGGCTGGTATTTAACGAGGCAGTCTATCTCTAGAGGGTTCTCGAAGACCTTGTCTGGAGTCTCCTCGTAGATGTCGTGCACGCGAGACTTGATCTCAGAGATCGGGAAGTAGAAGATCTTCTGCCCAATGACATCCTTAACGACTTCCTTCATGGTGTCGTATATGAAGTTAATCTCACGTTCCGATACGAAGAGTCTTGCCATTCATCACCCCCTGAAGATCGCTTTGCCATTTATGACAGGTATGTGCCTGAGCTGCTTCATGATGTTCTCAGACCTTGTTGCTGCAGTCTCGATGAGCTTCTCGTACGTGAGAGTCTCAAGCATCTCTCTGAGCTTGGTGGCGAGCTCTTTCTTATCCTCGCGACCCTTCCCCACGAGGTCAGCACCGTTTAGCGTCACATTTCCGCCAGGGACGGGTAGTGTGCCAAACTTACTTCTCATGAGACCAAGCTGTTCCATCGAGAGGGCGAGGACGTATTGCCTGATCCACTGCTTTCCAACAGAGTTTATGTTCGAGAACTGTATGTTGCCGAACGGTGCATTGGCCAAGCTTGATACACCTCCCCTGATCGTCTGATCCTGGAAGTCTGGATTGAGAGGATCGTTGAAGTATCTCACACGTATGAACAGATTCTGCGGAAACATCTGTGTAGGCATCGGGTAGATTCTTATCTTTGAACCTATCACCTTGTAGGAGTAGTTAGATCTCCTGACACGAGTAGAGAGATCGAGCATTCCTGCACGAAGTATGTCTTCGAAGACGGGCAGGACGTAGAATATCGTCTCAGGGGTGAACGACTCGAAGCTGAACTCGTTGTTGAGGTAGTTTATGGCTGATGTCGTATCGAAGAATCTGTAAGCAGCCTGTGGTCCAAAGTGGAAAACCTCTGAGATTCTCACTTTCGTCTTGAGTACACCTGGCTGGTTGTCAAAGACGTTGTTGCCGCTTCCGTCGACCATCTCCCTAAAGATGTCGTAGTCCTGGACCTGGCTCCTGAGGGGGATTGATCCGGATATCTGGTTATAGGCTCCGCCAACCCCTGCTTCTCCTGCGTACGGCTCAGCAAATCTAGCAAGAGTCTCAAGCGTCTGCCTCGGAAAGGTGTTCTCAGATCCTGTGAGTGAGCCCGTAGGAGTTCCCAATAGTAGCATCATCTGGGATTTC